GATATTGGATTAATATATTTTTTATTTAAAATAGTATTTAATCTTAACATTTAATATTAAATATTTATAATAATTTTATATCAATTTTTATTTTAAATAATAATAAAAAAATAAAGGAATAAATTTAATGTAAAGAATCGTATAGAACAATTAAATATAAATAATAAATTTATATTTAATAATTTATATTTTTAAAGATATATATAATAGATAAAATAATGATTAATAATATTAGTCTTTTATTATTATTATTAATTTTCAAACATTTTTTTTTTATAAAAAAAAAAAATACTAACTATAAATTTTATAATCAAAAAGATAATAAAAGTTGGCCTATTTTATTTACACCTTGGTCGTTTATTCATATGTTAAGTGGTATAGCATTAGAAGCGGTTTTTCGTAATTATAATTATTCATTTATATATACATTAATAATTCATACTATATATGAGATAAAAGACTTTATTTTAACATATAGTTCAATAGATGAAGAGAATACTTTAACAAATAGTATAGGTGATACAATAGCAATGATAATTGGGTTTTTAATTTCTTATATTTTTTTGGATAAAGTTCCTGTTCATTATTCAGTAATTATTTATATAATTGGCTTACTTATATTTTATAATAATCCTTCTTTAGAACCAGAAAGTTAAATCAATTATTTTGAAAATAATGTTCTTTAAATTCGTCTAATTTTTTAATGAGATATTTTTCTTTTTCTAATCCATTAGGTTCAATTCTAGTATTATTTTTAAAATAAAGATCTTTTATTCTAATACAATTAAAATTAGTATTTTCTTTAATCCATTGATCTTTTTTCCTATCTCTTTCTTGTTGTTTTATAAAATCCGAAATACCATTTCTATGAAAATGTGGTACATATTCATTGTGTTGGTGTCCATCAGCTTCGATCGCAGCTTTGACTTTTTTTGTAACTTTATCCATGAGGGCTATATCAATCCTAGGTGGTTTATTTTTTTTATTTTCATTATAAATATTTGTATGAATTTGAAATTCATCTTTAATATATATATTATCACTTAAATTATTATCTAATAAATAATTTTCAATAATTTTTATACAAAATAAATGAGGTTTAGAAGTTCTACATATAGGAGATATATAAATACCAGGTTCATATTGTTTATGATAATTAACTCCAGGTTCAAAATACTTTTTCCGATTTAATTTATATGAAGAAATTAAATCTTGATCAATCATTCTATCTGAAATTTCTTTTATGATATAATAATTTTGTCTGGGAAATAATTCGTCAATTTTATTTAAAGTTAAAATTTTAGACAAATCGGATTGATTGTAATTATTTTTAATTAATTTTTTTATATCATTTGTTATAGGAATAATACAAAAATCATTAAATAAATGGTTAGCAAATCTAAGTTTATTATCAACATCAGGATCATTTAATTTTTCTTTTAATTGAGTAGGCATGAGTCTTTGATTTATAGGTATATTAGTACACATAATTAATTTCCAGCCCATATATCCTAAATTTTTTATTTTTGTTTTTTTAAAATTATTTAGACCATAAATAATTTCATTTAATTCTTTATGTTTATGTGTAGGATATATGGAAATAGTATATTTTGAAATAGCAATACTATTTTCATAGAAATCTTTATTTGTTAAATTTTTATTTAATTTGAATATCATATCATTATTTTCTATATAAAGGTTTCTAAATTCATTAGTAATTTTATTTTTTTGAGATGGTTTTAAGTACCAGAATACACTTAACCAAATATTTAAATTTATGAGGATATAATTTTGAAGGTCATTAAACATTTAATTATAAAATATTATATATTTAAACTTTTAAATATATAATATTTTATAATTATATATACACCATAACTATGGTATATATAAAAAAAAATATAACAAAACATCTATAAAAATAATTTTATGGAGTGAAAAAAAATAGTTAAGACTGAGTTTTGGAGGTTAAAAAAATGGAAAAAAAGTTCACCTTCATTTACGTTTTCGTTTTCAAATTTTTCAAAATTAAATTTCTCTCTCTGGGGTTTTTAAAATGTATATTAATCATAAATTTATTATGAATTTATGAATTTTTAATTATTTAAAGAAATAATATCTAAATTTAATCTAAATATGAAATATAATTGTAAAAGATGTGGATACAGTACTAATATAAAATGTAATTTAATAACACATTTTGAAAGGAAGAATCAATGTGATGCTAAATTGGAAGATATAGATATTGACACCTTAAAGTTACAATTAGAAAAAGGATTTTGTAAAGTCAATACAGAAGTCAATAATAAGGTCAATAATAAGGTCAATAAAAACAATAATATATTTGAGTGTAGATATTGTTATAAGATATTCAGTCATAAACAATCCAAATATCTACATGAATCCAAATATTGTAAAGAAAAGTTTAAAAAACAAGATGAATTAGCAGAACTGAAAGTAAAATTAGCTCAAAAAGACGAAGAAATGAAATTAGAAATAGCAAAAAAAGAACAAATTTTAAAAGAACAAATAGATTTTATGAAAAAACAGATAGAAATACTAATGAAAAAGGCTGGAAATAGTACAACAAATATAGATAACAGTGTAAATACGGATAATAGTATTACTGATAATAAGCAAATAAATATTAATATAAATGGTTTTGGGAAGGAAGATTTAAGTTATCTGACAGATAGATATTTTAGAGAATTATTTAATATACCATTTTCAGCTATAACAACATTAGTAGAAGATATCCATTTTAATCCTAAAAAGCCTCAGAATTGGAATGCTAAAATACCTGATGACAAGACATCGAAAGCATTAGTATACAATGCTGAAAAAGAAATGTGGGTAAAAAGGGAAAAGAAAGAAGTAATAAATGATATGGTTGAAAAAAGTTACAATATGTTAGATAGTAATTTTGAAATACAAAAAGAAGCAAAAACATTAGATGAGAAAGGTAAAAGAAAATTTGAAAATTTCATGAAAATATACGATAAAGGAGATAAACAATTAGATAAACGTTATGAAACAGAAATAAGAGAAAAGCTCATGAATTTTAGAGAATATCATATTAAATAGAAAATAAATAGTAATTTTCTTTTCATAATATAGATGTATTAATCGATAAAAAAAATAGAAGTTTATGAAAATACTAATCCACCCATACCATCAAAGACCTTAAAAACATTATAATTAATTGCATATACTCTGATATATTTTTTATCTCCTATAGAATTATTAAGATTAAGAATCAGAATAGGGTCATCAATTCTAGAAAAATTACATGTTCCAGATGGTTGATTTTCTTCAGGATTAATAGCAAATGAGTAGCAATATATAAAACCTTTTTCTTTAAAACTATTCAATTGATTGTCAAAGCCACCAGAATGATGTTGATATGGTTGAACGATTCTAAAATATGATGATTCTCTTGATTTAAATCTATAATTATTATTAAATAGAAGTTTCGCACTTTTAACCAAGTCTCCATTTAATATATTTGAATTGGTATTAGAATATCTATTAAATGCGAAAGGAGAATAATCAATTGTACCAGGAGATGTATATTTACTGTCTTGGCATATCCATATAATTTCTTTAACAGGATGATTAAATTTTAAACGTAAATTAACGGAAGTTTCTGTTTTAGAAGCAACAAATAAATCACTTCTTTGAACATTTTCAATAAGATATTCGTGACATAATTGAGAAAATATTCTTTGTTCTTCTTTGTCTAAAAATATATAATCACATAACAGAGAAGCTTTAATATTTATAGCTTTTTGCGTTCGATCTAATTCATTAACAGGATATTTTATGAATGATGTATCTACATTAAAAGTAATATGTATTTTAATATCATGTTTATTTAGTGCTATAATTGGAAGTGATAATCCAGGATTTTTAGTAAACCAAAATGGTAAATTAATAAAATATTTGTAATAATTTTTAGAAGATAAACTAGAATTAATCATATAATTATATTTTTGATATAATTCACTAGTATATGATAATTGGGTCCAAATATCAAGCCATTGTCCATATAATTTATCAACTATTTGACCTCCAATTTCTAACTCAATACAATGTATAATTGCGTGACCAGGTCTTTGAACTAATGGTACAGTATTAATTGAGTTGCTTTTAGGATGTTCAATTTCTAAATTAAGATATACTTTATATAATAAATCAGGTTTTTTAGGAATTATGGATGTAATTTTATAGGTATTAGAATTAATTGTACTGTTAGAATTTCCGGGAATAAGTTTGATATCATTTAAAAATAATTCTTCTATATTCTGAATAATAAAATTAGTATGTCTATTGTATACAAATTTAAAGTTTGTAATTTGAGGGTTTCCAGTAATATATATATCTTGTGATCCGTAGCTGACAAGTTGCATTATAGTTCCAGCTCCCATTATTAATATATAAAATAGATAATTCTTTTTTATATATTATTTTTTTTATAATTATCTGTTCTTGATTTAGTAATTATGAAATATAAAAAAAAATAGATAAAGAGTAATTAATTAGAATATGCGAGTCCTCCCATTCCACTCATAATTCTTAATACATTATAATTAGTACCATAAATTTTAATTAAGATACCATCCTGGAATACTTCAGGAATTTTGTGATTGATAGTAAAAGTTAATATGGCATTATCTAAACGAGAGAAATTACAAGATCCAGATGGTTGATATTTTTCTGGTTCCATAGAGAAAGAATATATAAAAGGTGATAAATCAGCAATAGGGAATTTAGCTTCATCATCGTGATTATAAGTAATAATTGTATCACCAAATATTCCAGATAATTCCAATAACCATTTATGTAAATTAATACCAGAATGATGATTATATTTTTGATTTGTTTGAAAATAAATACCAGGAGTAAGAGGGAATCGATCAACACCATTTAATTGAATTTGAGCATTTTTGATGCGATCAGATTCGCCACTCCATAATGGACCAAGAATACTTGTATTTTTGTGACGATGAAGTGTCCATATAATTTCTTTGACAGGATGATTAAATCCAAGATTAATAAGTACAACAGTATTTGAAATATTACAGAATTCATTAGGTAATTCTTGAATTTGCTCGATTAAATATTCGTGAGATACTTGAGCAAATTTTTTTCTTTCATCAGTATCTAAGTAAACGTATTCAGTCGATAAAGTAAGTTCAATGATATCAATATTAGTAGGTTTAGGTGAGAGTCCATTTACATTATTAAAGATGATATGATCAATATTATTTAATTTGACATTGATTTTAACTTCATGATACTGTAAAGCTACCAGAGGTAAGTATAATCCAGGATTATTATTAAACCAAAATTGTAAAGGTATGGAAATATATATCGCATTATCAGTGATATGAGGAGCTCTATAGAATCCACCAGTCATAAATAGATTATTAAATCTGTCATTAATATTATGAGTTAATTCTGATTTAATAGCCATCCAATGACCGGAGTGTGTATCTATAGTACATCCCCCTATCTCAATATCTATATAATCTATAAATGAATAACCGATTGATTTAGCTAAATTATTATTGGATTTTTTAGTAAGAAGTTGTGAACGAACTTCGTCAAAAGTAAGTGAACTACCATCACTTTTTTTAAATTCAAGATAAAAATCAATATTACATCTACCTAAAAGATCACCTTTTCGATCTATATTATAAGTTAATTTATTACCCCAATTGATAGTACCAATACCAAATTGATTATATTTTTCTATAGCAAAATTAGTATGTCTTTTATATACTCCTTTAAAAAATGTAATTTGAGGATTACCAGTTAAATATATGTCCTGAGCACCATAGGCAACAAGTTGTATTATACCTCCACCCATTAAAATATTAATATAATAATAGATATTTATCTTTATATTAATACATAAAGTAAATTTAATTAAAAATTAGTTGGAATAAGCAAGACCACCCATACCACTCATAATTCTAAGTACGTTGTAATTTGTAGCCCATACTTTGACAAATCTATCTACTTTGTTATTATGATCAACTATACCTAATCCTAATTGGAGAACAGCATTATCAATTCTAGAGAAGTTACATGTACCAGATGGTTGATGTTCTTCAGGTTTAAGTGCGAAAGAGTAAACATAAAAGAAGCCATTATCTTCTTGTTGAAGGTATCCACCAGTATGATGCTGATAAGGCTGTACGGTTCTAAAATAAGAACCTTCTCTTTCTCTGAAACGATCGTGTCCATTAAGTTGTAATTTAGCTTTTATTACTGAATCAAGGCCATTATTAATCATAGAAGTAGTTTTATCAGTATTTTCAGTAGATTGTCTAGAATAGTCGAATGGATGTAATCTAGGATGAGAGCTATCACCAGTTGTAACTCCCATAATTTGAGGTTGAGCAGTCCATACAATTTCTTTGCATGGATGATTAAATCTTAATTCAACATTGGCACAAGCTTCTGAAGCGGGAACAGCGTATATATTGTTGTATTGTAATTGTTCAATAAGGTATTCATGAGAGACTTGAGCAAATCTACGTCTTTCATCAGTATCTAAAAACATAAAATCACAATATAAGCAAATATCATCTAAACTACCATCAGTGCTACCGCCAGTAGCAAAACCTACATTATGTCTATCTTCAAGGAATACATTGATTTTAACTTCATGATATTGAAGAGCTATGAGAGGTAGAGCAAGACCTGGATTTCTATTGAACCAAAATTGTAAAGGAATATATAATTTACGTTTATTGCCAGTTTTATCTTTACGATCTCCATTTGGCTGTACAAGTTCTGGTGATGTATTTCTTAAATTACCATCAACTAAGGATCTTAATCCACCAAGAGTTTCAGATGTAAGTGTTAATTGAGACCATAATTCAAGCCATTCGCCGTAATGAGTATCAATACATTGTCCACCAATTTCTACTTGTACTTCGCGTACGAGAGCATGTCCAAGACGTCTAGCAAATCTATCGCCTTGATTTTTACCACTTTCTCCGTTAGCTGCTTGAATTTTGGTATTTTGTGCGCCATCTTGACCTACATCAACATTAACTTCTAAATACATTTTTCCTACTAAATCACCATTTCTTTCAATTGTTGCTGAAATTTTTCTACCAAAATCAACAGAGCCGGTAAAAGTTTGTTCGATTGCTTCGCATGCGAAGTTAGTGTGTCTTCTATAGACAACTTTAAAAAAGGTAATTTGAGGATTACCAGTAAGATAAATATCTTGAGCACCATAGGCTACTAATTGCATTAAACCACCACCCATTTTATGATTATACTATATAGTGAGATTTTTTTTTTAATTTTTATACATAAAATTTAAAAAAAAAACCAAAGAATATATTTATTTCTTTAAAAATAAATATTCTTAATTGGAATATGCGAGTCCACCCATACCACTCATAATTCTTAAAACATTATAGTTGACAGCATAAATTCGAACATCCTTATCAGTATTAGCAGTAGTAGCTTCATTAGCTGTTTTTAAATTACCGGTCCATGGTTGACCACTAACAGATGTTTGGAGTGTCATATTTAAAACAGCATTATCTATTCTTGAAAAATTACATGTACCTGAAGGTTGATGTTCTTCGGGTTTAAGGGCGAATGAATATGTATAGATATATCCGAATTCGTCATTCGCATCTCCATCAGCAGAAACATCATCAGCGCTACCAAGAGTTCTTCCTTGGGGAACAGAACCAGAATGATGTTGATAAGGTTGTACACATCTGAAATAAGATCCTTGTCTTTCTCTAAAGCGATCATGGCCATTAAGTTGAATTTTAGCAGTTCTTACAAACTCTATAGTAGATTGCTGTGGGTTAACACTTGCATCTCCACCTTTTTTATCGGAACTTTGGGTATAGTTATAGGTGTATTTTTGAGCTTGATTTTGTACTACCCAAACAAGTTCTTTAACGGGATGATTTAAATTAAGATTAATATTAACTTTTGATGTCGTTTGAGAGTAACTTTGTGTTCCGGTAGTTTGTACTTGTTCAATAAGATATTCGTGTGAAACTTGGGCGAATCTACGTCTTTCATCAGTATCTAAGAAAATATAGTCACAATATAAGCAAGCATTTTGAATATTAACATTACTTACATCAAGTTCTTGGCCTGCTGTGGAATTTTCTAATCCACATTTAGTTTTTTTACCGTCAGACATACGAATATTTTTGAGAGCTTCAAATTCTATAATAACTTTAACTTCATGATATTGTAAAGCTATTAATGGAAGAGCAAGACCAGGATTTCTATTAAACCAAAATTGTAATGGTATATAATATTTAGTACTGTCTACAGAATCAGCTGTAACTAAATCACCATCAAGCATTTGATATAATTTATGTAAATTTTCACTAGGTGAAGAAAGTTGATTCCAAATATCTAACCATTCACCATAATGTTTATCAATTTTTTGTCCTCCAATTTCTATTTCAGCAAATTTAATCATTTTATGTCCATTTCTTTGAGCATGATCAACTCTTTTTCCATTAACATCAATTTCTAAGTACATTCTACCTACAAGATCGCCATTTCGAGCAATAGTGCATACTACTTTATTTCCAAATTGCGCTACACCATTAAATACTTGTTCAATGGCTTCCATTGCGAAATTAGTGTGTCTTCTATAGACAACTTTAAAAAAGGTAATTTGAGGATTACCAGTAAGATAAATATCTTGAGCACCATAGGCTACTAATTGCATTAAACCACCACCCATTTTATGATTATACT